TAGGATTAACACCTTCGCTTATAGGTCGAAGTAATAAACAATTAGAAATCTTAGTAGAACAAAAATTTCAACAATCTGTCAAATCAGGACAAATTAATAATCAAGAATTAGCTAAAACACAATCATTAATGGCTAAAGCTCAAATAGACATACAAAATCAAGGTTATAATAAATCTTATACAGATTTTAAAAAAGGTTTACTTGATATGGGTATAGACCCATCTGGTCAATTTTGGAATACAGCTTTAAAATTCTTTGCTACAATATTTAGAAAAACAACAGGAAATTTTTACACTAACCCTCAAGAAACAAATAGATAATTATGAGCATATTTAGTAAAGTGGCTATGCCACGACCACAATCAAACACATTTGACCTATCACACGATAGAAAATTCTCAGGAAAAATTGGAGAATTAATGCCAATCTCCGTAATGGAAGTAGTTCCTGGAGATAAATTTAACATCAAAGCGACGAATATGACAAGATTCGCGCCACTTATCACACCAATCATGCACAAAGCAAGTGTATATTGCCACTTCTTCTTTGTGCCAAACAGAATATTATGGCCAAACTGGGAAAACTTTATATCAGGTGGAGAAGATGGTCTTGCAGACCCAACATTCCCTACCATAGACTTAACAATTCCAACTCAATATGGAGTTCAAACACTAGCAGATTACTTAGGATTACCAACAGGGACTCAACTTACAGACGTATCAGCTTTACCTTTCGCAGCATATCAAAAAATCTATCAAGATTATTACAGAGACGAAAACTTAATAACTAAAACAGATGTTACTGTATCAGACGGTACACAATCTAATATAGACACTATTGAGCTTGCCTCAATGAAAAAAAGAGCATGGCAACATGATTATTTTACATCAGCATTACCTTGGACACAAAGAGGACCAGAAGCAACAATTCCTTTAGGTACAACTGCACCAATTATATATGAAAACGATCCTCAAATTGGAACTGCCGTAAGAAATTATCAAACAGGCGCACCAATTACAAATATGACATTTGATAGTTTATCAGCTTTTCAAACATCATCATCTGGAAATTTAAAAGCAGATATACCATCTCAAACATTTATAGATATTGACGCTTCAGCTAATTATAGAGCCGATTTATCACAAGCAACGGCATCATCAATAAACGACTTAAGAAGAGCATTTAGATTACAAGAATGGTTAGAAAGAAACGCAAGAGGTGGAGCCAGATATATAGAAATAATAACAGCCCACTTTGGCGTAAGATCATCAGATGCTAGACTTCAAAGGCCAGAATTCCTTGGAGGAAGCTCAACACCAATTACCATAAGTGAAGTACTCCAAACGTCAAACACTGCCGGAGCTACAGGTAGCGACGCTACACCGCAAGGAAATATGGCTGGACACGGAGTTTCAGTAGGATCATCAAATTACGTATCATACAGAGCAGAAGAACACGGATACATTATAGGAATAATGTCCGTAATGCCAAAAACAGCTTATCAACAAGGAGTACCAAAACATTGGAAAAAACTTGACAAATTCGATTATTACTGGCCCTCATTTGCAAACATTGGAGAACAGCCAATTTATAACGAAGAGTTATACTACCAAAATACTGCCGAAGACGCAGAAGTATTTGGATATACACCACGATACGCAGAGTACAAATATATTCCATCTACTGTTCACGGAACATTCAGAAGCTCATTAGACTTCTGGCATATGGGTAGAATATTTGCATCAAAACCAACATTAAATGCAGACTTTATTGAGTGCGATAGCGCAGAAGTAGAAAGAGTATTTAACGTACCATCAGGAGAAGAACATTTATACGTGTATTTACACAACGAAGTAAAAGCAACTAGACTAATGCCATACTTTGGAACACCAACAATTTAGAAATCATGGGATATAGAAGATCAAAACGAGTTAGAAGAAAAGGCATGGCTTTCAAAAAAAGAAGCCGAATGCAAAAAAAGAAATCAAGAAAATACAACTCTTATAGAGTAGCAAGAGGAGGTATAAGACTATAGTAGGTTTGGGGACTTGCTTAGTCCCCCCTACAACTTAAATCAACCAAAATGCAATGTTTCACACCTTTTAGAGTAAGGAACAAATCGAAAGACCACAACAACCAAAATTTAATGGTTAATGTACCTTGTGGAAAATGCCTAGCATGTAAAAAACGCCGAGCTTCACACTGGAGCTTTAGGCTAAACGAAGAAGCAAAATCTTCTTCATCAGCATGCTTTATAACATTAACATACGAAAACGCTCCAATATCAGAAAATGGTTTTAGAACACTTGACAAACGAGACTTTCAACTATTTCTTAAAAGACTTAGAAAAACTTGTCCAACTAACAAGCTCAAATATTACGCATGTGGCGAATACGGTACTAAAACCCATAGACCTCATTATCATGCTATCATATTTAATCTCCCTAAATCTCTTATATCTAACCCTCAGAAAATCGCCGATACCTGGCAAAATGGTCATATACATCTTGCTAATAATAACCAACTTACTATTAATTACGTTGTCGGTTATATGACAAAATCAAACTTTACAAGGTTTAACAATCAGGACGATAGACTACCAGACTTCTCATTAATGTCCAAAAAAATGGGACTTGGTTATCTTACAGAACCTATGAAAAACTATTACAAAAAAAGAGAAATCTTTTGTATAGTACGAGAATCAGGACAAATTATATCTATG